AGAATCAAACGTAAAGGACGAAGAAAACCATGACCTTGCTCTTGGGTATATTGCTAATTCAATTGGGGTTGACCCTAAAGCTGAGGCCGAAGCACTCAGATTAAGGACAGCCTGGGAAGAGCACCCAGATCACACTGTAACTAAAGCATTAATAGCAGAACGTGCAATATTTTTTGTCCTTCTTCCCTTCTTTCGTTTTAACGGCGATGCTGCTACTCGTACTGTCAGCGCCGACATATCAAGAGACGAACAAGTTCATGTTGCAACTAATACCCTTGTATGTCGTGAGCTGGGTTTATCTCCTAGTCAATCTTTGGATAAACTTAGGAAGGCCACCATTAACTGGGTTGTTGAACCCCTAGGTATAAATACTACCTGTAAATATTTAGACAAAAAATTCTGGCTGGATGTTAGTGATCGATTAATGTATGAGGGTAAAGCCCCAGAATTAATTTCAACTAAGACAGCTAGGATGCCAGCATTTTTCGAGCATTCCAATGTCAACCTACCCCAATACGCTTGAGCCTCTGCTCGGGCCAAATATAAACTCACTCCTCCTAGAGATGGAGGATAAATTTCCACCAGTAAACCCACATCCTAAAGAGGAGCTGTCTAGTATTATGTATAAAGCAGGGCAACGCTCAGTGATAGAGTGGTACAGAGATAGGATCGATGAATAAAGATGAGCTAGAAAAGTATAAGCAGTCCTTACCTCCAAGTGTGTTACAAGACATGCAGATTGGAGGTAAGACTCGCTCACCTATGGGTGACTTAGCTATGCTAGGTGCCACTGGAGCAGCAGTTAAAGGAGCACCCCTAATGATAGGTGGAGCTAAGAACCTACTCAAGAATGAAGTAGGTAAGATGACTGTCAGTGATGCTGCATTCAAGAAAGGGATACTGCCTGAACTCACTAAAGGTGGTATCAAAAACTGGCAGCATCTAAGACCTTGGAAAGCATTCACACCTAAGATGTTAGCTACTGGTCCAACACCAGCAGCTGCAGCAGGTGTAGGAGGATTAGCTATACAAGGTATTAATCAGATAAGAAAGAACCCTCTAGGTATAAGAGATGCTGTCTTAGATAAGCTAGGTACACCTGAACACTACAAACGCTTCGCACAATACCTTACAGGTGGAGTGAAAGGTGGTGTAGTTAATGAGTTACCACGAAACATCTTACTTGATGTCGTTGGTGAACACATGAGAGGTGCTTACCCTGATAGAGATAAGACTATAACTGCCGAGAATAAAGATGGCAGTACGCTTACAATAGATAATAAAAACTATGATCCTAAGAGTACATTACTAAGTACATATGGTAGTGGATACACAGGATCTAAACGTACACTAGGATCTCTAGGTCACTTAAACTTTGTACCAGAGAAGAATGAGAAGGGTGAACTCACAGGTTATCGAATAAAAGATACCTGGGATGTAGATCCTGATCATAATTACAAGCCTTGGAAGAGTGGCCATCATGGAGACCTTATAGAAGGAGGAGCCGTTGCAGCAAGAGCATATGACATATTCGGTAAAGGAGGGCTTAATATTGCTAAAGACTTTAAGTATGATGTCTTCATACCTATAGATCAATATAAGGAACTAGAGAATGAGATGAAATCTAAGACTCAGTTCCAAAGAAGATTAGAAACACCAAGAGAAGATAAGAGACCACCACATAAGATAAAATGAAAGCACTTCTTGTCCCACCTAAAGAAGTCCCTACAATATGGAATGAAGTAGCACCCCTTATAAATAAATCATTACATGGTGAGGAAGATCTTATAGCAGAGGACTTCCTCGAAGCACTAGTAAATGGTGAAGCATACATGTGGATAGTAGTTGAGTATGGGAACATAGAATCAGCTGTCTTTGGTGAGATCACCACCTACCCACGTAAGAAATCCTTTTACATTAATGCATGGGCTACACGATCAGGGTATAGATTCGACGAATGTATGAGACTATTCACTGATACTGTAATAGATTTTGCTAAGAATAATGGATGTAGTTTCATTGAAGCAAAGGTAAGAAAAGGTCTTGCCAAAAAATTAAAATGGGATGACAAACATTCCCTTGTAACACTTACACTTTAGGAAAGAATTATGGGCGGAGGAAAATCACGTACCGTTTACCAAACAACACAAACACCCAATGATTACAATGATGCTTGGATCAGACAGAAGTTTGGCGAACTAGATCAGCAAGCATTAGGATTCTCTAACTGGCAGGCTGGTAGACAGGCTAACCTAGGTAGAGAAGCAGATATGAGACAGTCACTACAGAGTGGACTCTCTGGATTACAAGCTGACTTTGCTGGAGCTTCGGCTAACATTGAGAACCTACAAAGAGGAGAGCAAGCACTAACTTCAGATTTTGCAGGTCTGTCAGGAGCACAGCAGCAACAAATGAAGGACTTGTATAACATGTCTCAGCAAGGCAAAGGAGTAACAGGTGTTAGATCAGAAGGTGGTCTTACATTTACCAAGCCAAGAGTATCTGGAACAGGTTCACTAAATAGAGATGCACTACAAACTGGATCACTTAATATCTAATAACAATGTCAACAGCTAAAGAACGTTATGACTATTTAAGCAGTGACCGATCCCAGTTTTTATCCGAAGCAGAAGAGGCTTCAAAGTTAACTCTCCCATATCTTATCCGTGGTCATGAAGAGCACAGAGGAGGTATGAAACAAGTCAAGACCCCATGGCAAAGTGTGGGAGCTAAAGGTGTAGTAGCCTTAGCTTCCAAGCTTTCTCTCAGTCTTGTACCACCGCAGACCAGCTTCTTTAAATTACAAGTTGATGAGTCTCAATTAGGGGAAGAGTTTTCACCAGAAATGAAATCAGAAATAGACTTATCCTTTGCTAAGATAGAGCGCACTATCCTCGATGCTATTGCTGCATCAGAAGATCGTGTAGTAATACACCAAGCACTACAGCATTTAGTTGTCGGTGGTAACGCTCTTATCTTTATGTCTAAGGTAGGTTTAAAACTATTCCCTCTTAATCGCTACGTTATAGAACGAGATGGTAATGGTCAAGTAATAGAAATAGTAACAAAAGAACGTATCAATAAGAAGTTACTAGAAGGCGTCCTACCTAAAGAAGATGAACTGAAATCATCAGCCATGTCCCCTAATGAAGAGGGATATAATGACACAGGTAGGGAAGAGTGTGATGTATATACTCATGTCACTAGAGATAACAACAGATTTATTTGGCACCAAGAAGTATACGGAAAGGTCATACCTAAATCCATAAGTAAAGCACCAATAGATGCAACTCCGTGGTTACCCTTAAGGTTTAATACAGTAGATGGTGAGCCATACGGTAGAGGAAGAGTAGGTCAATTCATTGGAGATCTTAAGTCTCTTGAAGCACTCTCTCAGGCTATCGTAGAAGGCTCTGCAGCGGCAGCTAAGGTTGTCTTTGTAGTTTCACCCTCAAGTACTACTAAACCAGCCACACTAGCCCAAGCAGGCAATGGAGCGATCGTCCAAGGACGTCCAGATGATATAGGTGTAGTACAAGTAGGTAAGACTGCTGACTTCCAAACAGCTTACGAGATGATGGGTCAGCTAGAGAAGAGATTAAGTGAGGCATTCCTCATACTTAATGTAAGACAATCAGAACGTACAACTGCAGAAGAAGTACGCATGACACAGTTGGAACTAGAGCAACAGTTAGGTGGACTATTTGGTTTACTTACAGTTGAATTCCTAGTACCATACTTAAATAGAATACTCAATGTATTCCAAAAGACTGGAGAGATCCCACGTATACCTAAAGGATTAGTTAAGCCAACCATTGTAGCTGGTATTAATAGTCTAGGTAGAGGACAAGATGTACAAGCATTAGGACAGTTCCTAACTACCATTGCACAGACAATGGGACCAGAATCTATCCAACAATACATCAATCCAGAGGAACTTATTAAACGACTAGCTGCAGCTCAAGGTATCGATGTACTTAACCTAGTTAAGAGTGTACAAGATAGACAACAAGAGCAACAGCAAGCTCAAGCACAGCAAGCAGAGATGGAAGCCGTTAAAGCTACACCAGCTATGATGAATGCACCAATGGCTGATCCATCTAAGAACCCAGCATTAGCTCAAGCAATGCAACCACCACCTGAACAAGTCTAATGGCAGAAACAATGACATATGATGCGGGGACTGATACAGTCTCCTCATCTGAAAACC